CTTCCACCCACTTCCAGCATGGACACTGCGACCTCATACGTTGCGGTCTCTAATGTTGACCAAAATCAGGTCTTCTTTGATGATGACTCCCTTGATGCTAGGCTTTTGGCCTGCGTTGTTGATGAACCCACTCCTGTGGCCGTCGACGACCAGAACGTAGCCATGCAAGACGTCTTTTATGACGATCTCGAGGAGGTTGCCACTGAGGAGTTCCAACCCATGTCCTTAGCTCATTTATGGGCTACGCTCGTGATGCTCGTGTGCACTTGGCTTAGTATGCCGATTCAGCGACTGACTAACATTGTCAGTGGCTCTCGGTCTGCGGCTGAGCGCGTATGTGCTGCCATGCGTGATACTGCGAAGTTCATGCATGAGAACCCGATTTCCGATCTAGAAGTGGACGTGGGACAACTCACGGATAAGCTAAAGTCACGAACATCGTGCGATTGCAATGATTGCATGGTGGGACTGGCTGGGAAGCTATCAGAAGTTGCGATATTGTCAGCACAATTCGAAGCCCACGCCGAAGATTACGAGAAGCACGCTCGCCGACTAGTAAGTGCCCACACGGGCATGAAAGCCAGCTTGCGTCTAATGAGTCAACACTTAATTCTGATATCCTTCATTTGTTTGATAGGGCTCGCCGCCGCAAACCAAGGCGCGCTCTGCATCTATACGAATGGAGAATTTCAGGTCCACGGACCTTGTGACTGGGATTTACCTCCTGGTTACTCGTTCCAAGGAGTTGATTGGACTCAGAAGATTCCCGCACAAGTTCCCGAGACTCCGACTGACTTAGGTCTGTTGAGGTTTTGGAACCTTTGTGTTTCTTTCGGCATGGATTATCTTAATGCTGCGGCTATGAGCTTAAATGCTCTAGCTGCGGCGTTCGACGTCTCTTACTTCGCGCAAACTGGCCTTCGGGCTATTAGCGTGGGGTATCAGTACGCCGCTCCGTGGATAGCAGTCTTCCTTTGCGTTGTCATTATGATGTTAGGATACTACACACTGGTAGCCGTTTTCGCTCACGCGAGAGCGGTTGCTAAGCGTATTGTCAAGTACGTCACGAAAAGATATTGCAGCGTCGTTCTCAAGCTACCTGACTTCATCCAGACCTTTCTGCTGCCTGATATGCCGGCCACTGAATTTTCAGTCGGCTCGCTAGCTGTGCAAGTCGATAGGGTTACGGGTGTTGCCAATCGAGTCTCCGTCCCCGAATCCCTTATTGCTAGTAGCACGTACACCGTGTTAAATAAGGGCAAATCTGAATTACCATCTTCCATGTTGGAGATCGGTGTCCGCCTTAAGATAGGCGATTCTGAGCACGTCATCAAGACGGGCTCGGCGTCGCATGTCAAGATAGACGGAGTTACCGGCACGTTCTTGGCTATGTCCAACCACCAGTGTAAAGAAATGCAGTTAGGCTATCGTGCCGACTCTGACTACTCTATAGTGGTGTCTTGTCCTAAGCGCGGTACGGCTCGCATAGTCCCTTTAAAGGTCTGTACGATGTTCTACCAAGGACATGCTGATGACGTCGCATTGATGCGACTACCGATCAATGTTTGGTCTTTACTTGAATCATCTGCCACGAAGCTGAAACCGATTAAATCGAAGAAGGCTGCGGGGAAGATCTTTGCTTTAGGTGAAGGCCTTCAACACTCCTCCAAGTGGTGCTTGGCGTCTGTCAAACTCGAGGCTGATCCGAAAGGGAAAGGCTTTGGGTTTGCTCACACCACCTCAACCGTTCCTACAATGAGCGGTACCCCAATCTATGATGTTATCTCAAACTCTATTGTTGCTATTCATTTAGCCGGGGGCCCAGTCAATGGGTCCGGTTATACGGATAAGAATTACGGTAGTAGTTTTGCAGTTTTGTTCGCTCTGCTTAAAACGAGTATGCCCCGCCCGGAGTCGGAAGACGACTGGGAGGAGCGCTCTGAGCAGAATGAGCGATACGAAGCCGAGTATGACAATGATTTCGACGATTATCTTGATGATCGCGAGATGATGATGGGTGAGTATGAGCGCGAGCTTGAAGAAGACAACAACTCAAAGAATCATGGTAAATATGAAGGAGATGATCCTAGTGATAACAGATTCAGCGCCCCCGCTTCTATTCTTGCCACCTATGAGTCCAAATTAGGATTTAGAAATTGGTCTGATGTAGAGGTAGACGGTGCGGAGTTTGGTAAAACTCACAAGATCGTTCCTACGAAGAGCAGAGATCCAGCAAGCGCCTGGTATTCTGATTCGGAGTCTGACTCTGAGTCGTTACAGGTTTTAAACTGGCTTCTGGGGAACCCTGTTCCCCAGCAGAACCTCCCGCCAAAGGAGTTGATATCAGCACCTTCCAAGGAAACGCCCTCGAGCGCATCTATTCCCTCGGTGAATACGTCTGGAGACCAGCCGTCAACACCCATTATGGATACCTCGTCGGTAAAACCTCCCTCAGATTTGCTTCTGGCGCCCCAGTTAGCTGCCCAAGTGAGCGACTTGACCTCTTCTGTAAAGACCTTACAGTCCAAGGTCGAATCGCTTACGGGTGGCCTCGCCGAGGCGCTCACGCAGAACAAAGCTCTGTTGCTTATCAGCGCTCAATCCGGCAAGAATCCGATTGCGAATATCTTAGATGTTTGCGAGACGGTTCAGGCCAGTGGCAGTCCGTCAGGAAAGCCATTGGAGCCGGTGAAAGCCACCCCCTCTTCAAAACCTGTTTCGTCAGACAAGGGGAAGGGGAAGGAAAAGATTTCCAAGTCCAAGCAGCCCGAGTCGAGTTCCGCAAATGGTTTACTCGCTTCAACAATTGTAGCATCTCCGAAGGTGGAGTTAAAATCGCAGACGACCTCTGTGACGACTTCTTCGCCATCGCTCTCACCCTCGCTAACCGGTATACAGGGCCCCGTCAAGGAGCTCAAAGAACCAGTGCTTTCTTCAAGCGCGAGGAAGAGGGAGAAGTTGAAGGCTCGGCTCGCACGCCAACTCCTGTCAAAGGGGTCGGAAGCGGCAGCTGGGTCCTCAACGACCAGCTCCTAAACATGCTACTTGCTAACGCGGTCCCTGACTCCGGTCCGGGTGTGCCTCTGGCCGCGTTAGGCAATACCAATGAAGACGTCATTTCTGTGTTCTCAGACGTCCTCAAAGAGGCCATAACACTTCGTCTAACAAAACTCAGTCAGTATGATTACGATGAGCCGTCGTCTGCGGCGCACTTTGTGTGCTGCGGACTGGTGGACCCAGTTCGTGTTTTCGTCAAACAAGAGCCGCATAAAGTGGCCAAGATTGACAACAACCGATTTCGTCTAATCTCCTCTGTCAGCACCCTCGATTCTCTCATAGAACGGGTTCTCGAACAAGCCTCATGTAAAAGTGAGATCGCTAATTGGGAAACCATTCCGTCCAAGTCTGGGCTAGGCGCAACTGATGATAAACTCGATTCAATCGGGCATCAGATAGCGCACTTGCTTAAGCTTAGGTCGGGTCTCGTGGATTCTGATGTGAGTGGCTGGGATTGGCAGAAGAAGTGGTGGATTGCATTGATTGCTGCGTATTCTGTCGTTATTGAACTAGATGTGGTCAATACTTGCTACTCTAACGCGCTTATGGCGCGCGAGTTGTTGGCGAGTAAACCTTTATTTTGTTTCTCTAATGGCAGTCTCGTTGACCCCCAGGTCTTTGGCATAACTCTTAGCGGTCGTTACGTTACCTCCAAAGGTAATTCACGTGGTCGTACAGCACTTAGCGTAATTGCGAACGTGCCTAATATGGCCATGGGTGACGACAGCCAGGAGGGTTGTGAATCCACCGCCCCCATCCAAGAAGTCTTTGACAACTTAGGGTGGAGAGGTTTGGTGGACTATCGACTTACCAAGACTGTGGAGGACTCTGTTTTCTGCTCGAACCGTTTCTATAAGAAAGACGCGAAGTACGTTGCGGAGCCTGTGAATTGGCGCCGTATGTTATTCCGCCTGATTACTAAGAAACATCCGGCTCCAGCAGAAGTCGCACAGTTCGTGTATGAGGTGAGGCATTTGAGAGATTCGGACTTATCCGAGCGAGTAATCGCTTGGTACAAGACTCTCATAGCCGATTCTGAAGCTGGAGGAGCTTCAGAAAAGACATCGCAGTAAGCGATGTCTAATAAGAACAACAACAAAATCCCCGATGCCCAAACCAAAGCAGCCCTCATCCAGAAAGTCGATTCGCGACTTGCCCAGCTCCGCCAACTTGTCAAAGCTCCTGTCAGACCCGAAGCTTGGACTGCAGCACCTGCTGCAGCTTCAAGCCAAGGATCTCGACTTAACGGAGCCAAAGAAGGAAACGGAGTGGCTCGATTGGCTGGTGGAGGAAGCCAAGCAGTACGGACCACAACTCATGGAGTTGTTGCCCGAGCTGTTAGCTCTCCTGTAGGAAAGAAGAAGAAATTACTCGCTAGCTTGCCCAAAACTCTTGTCTCGATCAAGAATAAGGCAGGCGTGCAGGTGGCTTCCATTCCGCACTATTACCACCCGTCAGCTGAGACCATGGGTCCAGGCATTGCGCAAGCAATGGAACATGGACCAGCCGAGCATGAGCGAATTGACGCTAAGAAAGGCCGTTCTGTGAGAGCGGTTGGTCGACTGTACCTTGACACTGTTAAGGTGTTGACCATCCCTCCCGCTACGACGGTTGATGTTGGTTGCAATTTGGGTATTTACCCCATTGCGCCGACTGCGTTCGGTGAGCGATTGGAAATCCTCGCGAATACGTTCGAACAAAACAGGGTGCACAAGTTGCGCATTGAGTATGAGCCTAGCGTCGCCTCTACGGAGAGCGGCTCTATAGCCATGTTCGCGCGCAACGACACCACTGCTCCTTTGTATGTTACTGGGACTGATTTGTTGAGACATGCAGCAACGCATGAGAGCTTCAAACAGGCGCAAGTCTGGGAGAAGACCGCTCTTGACATCAATCCTAATGACATCATGAAGGAATATTTCGACGGTTCGTCGGGCGAGACGCGCCTCACTCTCCAAGGAGAGTTCCAGGTGCTGTCTTCGTCTGAATTGAAGATCGACGTCGCCTACGGGAACCTCTATGTCGTGTACGATATTGAGTTCTTTTCCGAGGAGTTGGACTTCGATGAGTCTGAGGTTCCTTCTGGAACCGGTTTCATCAAGTTCACCAACGCAACCATCACTCACGGTCAGCCGATCGTTCCCTATTTAAGCTCTGCTGTGGCTCCACCTAGTGTGTCCGCGCAGTTGCCCAATGGGTTCGACTCAGCTGCCTATGTCGTGTATGGGGTCATCATCGGCCAAAATATAACGGTTGGTGCGATCCCTCCTGTTGCTTACGACTTAAGTGTCGTTCCTAGCGACGGGACTTTGCCGCAAGTTCTCAAGAACGGTCAGGGGTTTGTCGCGTTAATATATGATCCAGATGGAACATTTGACGTGGCAAACTCGGTCCCCTCTTTAGCCCTCTTTTGGGACTTTGAGGAGGGAGACCAAACGAACGTTTGGAACTACGCAAATAGCGCGACTTTCGTGAATGGGCGAATTGAATTCGTCGTCCGTGGAATGAAGCGTATGGAGTAATGGCCATCGGGGCCAGTGGGGGGTGGAATTCCCCCCTGGGAGGTTCTCAACACTATTGGTGAATGCTAGATAAAACTACCTTATGAGATGAAAGTACTATCCAAGATGGATAACACCACGTATAACTAAAGAAGCGTGGTCCTGCCTGTGCGTAAACACGGGCGGGAGGGTGCCGCAAAATGCTAAGATGAAACTACCCTGTAAAACGGCTCAAAGACTGAAGGACAACCCCTGCACGGGATTGCCGATCACACACCGAC